TCTTGTGATTAGATGTGATGATAACAAAGATACGTTAGCCGACACATAACTGTCCTCCGTGAAATCATATAGGAATTGTCTTACGGTACGTCCGGAACTATCAATGTACATTGTTGCACCATCGATCAGGATTGGACGGATCTTAATACTGCCATAACCAGTCTGTCTTTTCCATGCTGAGGTTTCAGGGGTAATAGGGTTAGCTGAGTTGTAGAACTCACTGCCTGTTGTGTAGACTTGGAGATCCCTACCACTGAAGATGTTCTGAATGATATTGTACTGATCCGTGTCTAAGATGTCTTCGATAGCATCATCAGCTGCTCCTTGGCCTAAAGCAAAATCGAAGAAGCCATTTACCTTACTACCCCAAATAGTTGTAGGACTTTCTGTTGCTCCGGCAAACCATAAACGTCCTCCATGAAATGTAACACAGCGAGGATAACCTCGTGTGGCACTCCATGCCTTTTCCTGCACTCCAGCGACACTCCAATTGGTTGCATTGGTATAAACCTCGGCTGACAGCTCAACGTCATTTCTGGCCAACTTAGACTTATAATAAGTATGGTTAGACTGATTAAGTACAATATCATTGATCGCAAGATCAACCGTTTGTAGTAATCCATCGTTAACATATTTGTAAATAATAGCTGTTCCAAAAATCTTATAAGGCTCAGATGCGAACACAATTGGAATCATTGTCCAAACTGTGTCACTCCCTTGTCTTTGTAACTGATAAGGGGTAAACGACTGATGCACAAAAATCATTGTATCAGCTGATTGAATAACATCGAGATCTTTGATCTGTGCAACGGTTGTGTAAGGTGAGACTTCAGTTGAAACTAGTACAGAGCCTTTGTAGATAAGAATCTGAGAAGGCTTAATGACAATGACATACTTCTGATCACTGTTAAAGACAAAAGCTTCTAATCTGGCTTCGGAATCTATCATCGTTATAAACTCAGTACCCGGTCTTCGTCTTAAACCGCCATAAGGCATAATGACCATATTTTTTGCTTCGGCAACTCCATTGATGTACTTATCAATGTCAATACGGGCATGAAGCTCTGGTGTCAAGACTCCAGCTGTCATGTTTGATTTAATGAATTCAACACCCATTTAGTTTCTCACATCAGTATAAGGACTATCTATAAATGTGTCTTGAGGTCTTTGTGTGCTGTCTGTAAACTTTGCAATCCTCAACTGGTCTTTATAGATACCTGTGTAGAACTGTGCTTTCTCAATACTCCCGGTTAAGGGTATAGCAAATTGAGCAGCCAACATAAACTCAAACATCTTAGCAAAGTAAGGAGGCAATTTGTCCTCTTGAACTCTGTACAGATACTCAATGTTCAATTCTGATACATTTGCATAAATCTTATCTTCAAAGACTTCATAGTTCTCTGTACTCGTTCTAATGAGATATAAACAATCAGAAGGTTTCTGAAATTGATATGAAAATTCGTTGATGGGAGTAGCTGCTAATCTAGCTGCAATAGCTTGTTTAGAAGCAAATCTCCAGCGATGTTGTGTCAACAAAGATTGATAAGTTGTTTCATACAAGTTTGAAGCTATTTGTGCTCCGGCTGTGCTTTCTGTAAAAGATGAGATAGGTTCATGACCGAGGAGCAGAAGCGCGTTGCTTGCTAATTGAACTGCTGAGACCATAATAGCTCCTTATAGATATACAAAAACCCTCCGAAGAGGGCTTATAATATCTACTTGAGATATTGGATAGGAATAACACCTTCAGGGTCAATACAGACCGAACCTGCTTTCCACATACCCATTGACAACCAAGAAGCTTTGTGTGCTACATAGTCAACACGAGTTTTCATATCGATACCAACAGCGTGGCCGACAGCAGACTTGTGATATGCAAAACCTTTTTGAACAGTTGTTACATAAGGTAAACCACCTTCTGCACGTCCTGAGCCAATCATTTTGAACTTAAAGCCCATAAATGTGTCAATTGTTCCAGCCATCAAAAGTCTTACAGTGTTGTAGTCAGCACTTGTGATTGTTGAGTCATTCAACAAGTCATTAACACCTTTCTCTGTAAGCACAATGTAACGATCTTCTGCAGGCACACCATTCTTGTTCATAGCCATTGCAGCAGCAGTGATAGCAGCAAGGTTAAGAGCAGCAGCACCATTTCCTACAGCTGTAGCAGTTGTAGTACCAAGAGCTGTGATGATTGACTGATCGTCTCGTCTACCCATTGCACCGGCAATAGTGGTAGCAAGTTCACGAACCTCATCAAAGTTAACTGTTTGAGCATTGTAAATGTCGGTGTACTCAGGAGCTTCATAGTCTACCAAAGTAGCTACTTTTAAAGCATGAGTGATGCCCATAGGAACAACGTCAGCTGCAGCGCCTGTACGAGTTGTAGCAACGCCTTTACCCATTAATCTAAAGTCGTATTTGTCACCAACAACATTCATACGAACTTTTACTGTGTCTCTCAAAGTCTTCATACCTTGATAGGCATGCTTCACTTCGGAGTCAAACTCTTCTTTTGCAACGGTTGATAATTGAGCAGACATCTTGTCTCCTTTTTGTTTTTGTGTTTAAGGAACTCGGTGTCGTTATAGCTTTTTGGAGGTCCCCCAAAGAATTGAGGCTCGTAGCTATTAACCACAAACTCTCAATCTTTAAGGGCTCGGAGGAGGTATCTCAAGATTAAGGTTTACACTTGAGATATTATATCATAAATTGTTACAAAAAGTAAACTATTGAACCAGCTGTGCTCTCATTTGTAACACTTTGTTCCTAAATGACGGATCAGAAACGTAACGTCTTTCACCGTTTGCATCTTTTTCTTGGAATTGCATGTAGTCCAATTTGTCTTTGTCAATAGATGGAGTAGCTGGTGTTGCCGCTGGACTTGTTGCTTTTGTTAACGAGATGAGTTTCTCAATAGCTTCAATACCTTTTGCTCCAGCTGCCATAGAGTTCAATGCTGGTCCAAGATCTCCAAGGTTAGCATTAACCCAATCTGTTGCATTTTTGATCCGTGCTTTTGCATTCTCACCAAGCTTTTGGGTCTCGGCTTGAACATAGGCCTCTTGCTGAGCTTGCATGTCTTTGTTATAAGTCTCAACTAATGAGTTCAAAGCCTCATTACTGAATTGATTCTCTTTAGCCCAATTAACAATGCCTTCACTAACTTGGACGTTTTCTGGTAGTTCGTAAGTTTCTGGAGCACCTTTGAAAGCCCCGACTTTCTCATTGTACTCCTGAGTCTTCTTTGTGAACGTAGACTGTAGTTCTTTGTAGCCTTTTTCTAACTCTGTTACTGACTTATATTTACCATCTAGATAAGATGTCTCAGTTACGGTCGTTCCATCGACTACTGTTGCTTCTACTTGTTGTGCTTCAACTGCCTCACTTGTTGAGGGTGTAGTTGTTTCTTCTGCCATTTGGATTCCTTTATCCTATTTTTGTGATTGTAATATTAGCACTTGGGATAATATTCCAACCGTCGCTTGGGTCTGTTACATACAAACCACCACTGTTATCGCCTGCTGCATCTCTTAAAATCTGAAACTTTATTGTATCGTTTACAAGAGCATCATAGTGAATGATCGCACTACAAGGGGAAAGAACTTCTGAGTCTGCCAATTTAAAAGCACTGCCTCCTCCTAGCTGCACGTCATTCTTTAAACATCGTACCAACAACAAAGATGTTCCTGTTGTGCCAACTCTACCAACTTGGAATCTGGTTTCAACATGGTAATGTCCCGCTCTTAAAAAGGTTATTGTGCCATCGATGGCTAGACTTACCCAATCGTTCACAGCATAAACACCACCGAACTTAACTTGTAAAGCTGTGTTAAGTCCTGAAGGTAACTGGTTAGTCTCATCACTTATCTGTAGTACAATGAAAGGTTTATCCGACTTTGCAGCATCTAAAGCTGATAAAGCATCTTGTTTGACCACACTGTCCCCACTACCAGTACCACCTAGGAAGATCGAGTCTAGCTCCCCACTATTCAGTATCTGTTGTAATTCTCTGTTTGCCATTTTCCACCTCCTCTAAAATTTTACGAATCACATTTGCTTCTCCTTGACGAATACCAATTGTTAGTAGGTCCATACCTTCTCTTGCAATCGGTCGATCTACAAAGATTCTTTTGAGATGAGCCAAACATCTTCGCCCAGACTCATTGTCAAAAGTGTTCTTGAACATTGCTGTGATTTCCAATGATTTATCTTGTTGCACCTTGTGCCTCCGCTAATTGTTGTTGCTGCTGAGCTATCTTTGCATCGTACTGTTGCTTCTCAGCGTCAGTTCGTTTGCGATCTGCTGGTAATCCTAATGCGTCCCAGATGTCAGCTGGTATCTCTTCCATTTCAATTGCTCTCTCCGCATATTGTGGTGCTGCTGCAGCAAACTCTAAAAATCTACCATACGCTGCTAGCTTACTCTCTTCCTGCTGTCTTGAAGCGGGATTGACAAATTTTAGTTTTACTTCTCTACCATCCACTTTAAAGTCAGCAATCTTACCTTGCTTCTTGAGTATCAACACAGAGTTCTTAACTACTCTTTCAAGCAGCTCCACCTGTATTCTACTACTTGCGCCAATTGAGATCTGAGCATGGTCTGCATTTCTGATTGACATCTCAGTAGCTGTTCTGACTGGAGTCTCTTCAATGTTACCAAAAGGCTTTGAGAGTAGTGTTCGTCTGATCGAATCTTGGAGTGACTTAATCTCAAAGTCTAGTAGTTGTGGATTACCACTTAACTGTAGAGCTCGAAGGGTTGGATTGACGTTATCATTTGAACCAACCGGCATCGTGATTCCTGGTCGCATCTTGACTGTGTATGGATTGATAACACCATCATCTGTTGCAGTGAAGATCGGATTAGCTTGGAAGCTCAATGCTCTTAGGTAATCCTCTTTCATTTTGTTAAGTGTCTTAATGTCGTTAAGTACTCTCATAACTCTACCCCGACCCAGTGTTTCTCCAGGTAACGTAGACTCTCTGAACACGATCCATGGATTAAATTCTACTTGCTCCTCAAGTAAGAACTGTTTCGATTTGAAACATGCAAGAATCATGTAGTATTTGCCCTTCTGCTCAATCACCCCTTCAAGTAGGTCATACTCAGTCTCTGGCTTCTTGTCAATTGCTTCAATCATATCTGGTGACAACTTAGCTCTTGGCCAGAAGTCATTGATGTCTTTAACCGGTACTTTCATTTCTCTAAATACTGTTTCGATGATGCCTTTTGCTGATCTCTCAGGATAGATCTCACTCAATGATATAGCTCTAAAGTTCAGCCCAGATTGGATACCGTCACCTTCTTCAACTATGATTGCCCCAGTTGAGATCGCTAAGTCTAAGAAAGCTTCGTGGATCTGTGAAGAAAAGTTTGAGGTGTTGATGTGCTGATAAAGCTCTTTGTTGGACAGCTCTAAGTACTTGTTAAGCTCTGTCTGCTTCTCTTCCGGTATGTCACTACCTGCTTCCATCACCATCCAACGAGTGTAGGAGGGGACTAGTAATGAACCCATACGAGTAGCATAATCCTCTAAGGCATCAATAGCTGTGCTATCAAAGACCTTCTGGTTCTTCTTTTCACCTTGCATTGTCTTATCAATTGTGTTACGTTCGGGCATTGCATAGTCATAACACTCCCTTAGGATAGATTCCCAAAGTCTCTTATCTGACTTAGCAGCACTAAACCGACGTAGTATTTTTTCGTAATCTAGCATCTTTTACCTCCACTTTAGGATCTTGACACTCACATGTTGGAAGTACAAATGGCTTACCTGGAAAGATTTTGAAGATCTCTTTCTTACAATGTGGGCATAATATCCTTGCATATTCCATTGAAACGTACATTATTGTCCTCCTAATGTTGTTGCTGTTGTTGTAGCTGCACCACTCTCATCACCTTGATAGAGTAATCCTCGACGCCCTGAAGCTAGTCTTGTAGCTCTCTCTTGTGCTTGTGCTTCTGTTCTTGCTGTTTTTTCAGCCACCTTTTTATCTTGCTCTGCTTGCACAGCTTTAGCACTAGCTAACTCTACTTCTTGTGCTTGTCTAGCACTTTTAGCTTCTTTTGCTTGGTTAGCTGAACTTACTGCTCCTGCAACTCCTGCAACTGCTGATACTGCCAAAGCGATTGTTGTAAACGCTGCCATTATATCTCCTTACGATAGTGTTTCTCATAGTTATTATATCCCATCTTGTGGAGTATTGTTTCAACCCCGTCTAAGTCTAGTGCTGACAAGGCTGCCATGCCTATGTAATTAGCTCCTCTTTTGATCGCTTCATTCTCATATTTCTTAATCAACTTGATCGCAACACCAGTCTTTCTAAACTCTGGCTCAACCCACCAAGCTATCTCTTGAGCTTGTAGCTTACCTGGCTCTAAGATCGAAGGAGCTATGAAGCCGACGATGAAGCCTTTGCCGATCTCAGTGAACACAAAGCAGTCTTTAAGACCACGTAAACGCTCATAATGAGCTCTGAGTCCGGATTCTCTTGGTATCCCTGCTGACTCATAGAAGCGTTCTGATGCCTCCATAATATAATCCATCTCGTCTCTCTTAAGTTTCTCAACAACCATGTCCATGTATTTACTCCTTGTGAGGGCATGAGCCTCTACTTCTCTGTTGAATCTATCTTGCGCTTCCTTACCTAGTCGATCAGATAAGATGAAAGAATGATAAATCTCTTCCTTAGACCACAAATCAAAACGTACTTGTTCGTCATCTGTAAACGTAAAGATCTCGTTAATCATCAAATATTCCCCAATCGTTTCTATTTGTAACATGTGGATTTTCTATTGTAACTTTTCGTCGGGTAAATTTGAGTGGGAACTTCTTTGATGTTAGATAACCAAGAGCATCTATTCCATTATTATCGTGGCCATTCTTCTTATCCGGCAACTTTGTTGTCTCATCGTAAGCTTGTTGTTCTAATGCTTTTGTAAGCTTTTTACACTTTGTTGTATTAACAAACATCTTTCTTTCACCGATAGCATTACAGAACAAACTATTAAGACCGTTGACTCGATCCATAATTCCTGGATTTCTACTGTCAGCTACAACAGAAAATCCAGCTTGTCTGAGCAGTTTAATATCCGATGTTGAAGCTTGAACGGATTTACGAGCATCTCCTGCTGCATCAGGATACACATAGACCCTTCTACCAGCGTACTTCTCCTCTAAAGTAGCTATGAGCTCAGGAGTGTCAAATAGGCCTATGAACTCGTCAACAGCATAACACTTCAAATCCTTAATCAAACATACTACAGCACTCATAGCACTTACGTTGAAGTCAATGCCTATATGAAGATCGGAGACACTATCGTCTTCCATAGTTGTATCGTTAAGAGTTCGATCATACTGGGTATAAACCGTGCCACTTGTAAGATTTGTAAACTCACCGTTAATGTATGCTTCTATAAGCTCACTAGGATACTGAGAACGCATTGTTTCGATGTAGTCAAGAGGTAGATGATGGTTATCAGTTGTTTTAGCTCTAATCAATCGTTTTTCAGGACCATCCTCTTCAATAAAGATACGATACATAGCTCGATAACCTTCGGGCGTACTAACTATAACCATTTGTCTTACTGTTCCAGCTCTAATCCTTCCTAACAACTTAATGTAAGCATTATAAGCTACATCTGCCTTAGCCGTATCAAACTCGTCCATAATAACATAAGCCGCGTTGATACCAATCAAACGTTCATAACTCTCCATCGATTTACAAATCATTCTCGTTTCAGCGCTCCCTACTTTAAAATAGAAAATACTATCCCCAGCTTTATACTCATAGCTAATCCCAAACTCTGTCAAAGCCAATTTGATTTCAGGAATAAGAATTTGATTAAGAAGGGGAAAGTTTGGTTCGGTAACTATACCATCACAACCGGGGTTCTTTAAAGCCAATAGAACAGCCTTACGAGCCACAGCATAAGTCTTACCTGCTCCAAAGCCACTCACTAAACCTAATATCTTTGTAGTTTCATCTCTTATCAGTTCAAACTGATGGGGTAATAGCTTAAGTGTCATTTGTCTAATACTATTGTAATTTGAGGAATAGGATTTGAGGACACTGATTCTTTTTTATAATACTTGTCAAGATAATATCTAGCAAATGATCGATCAGCACTAAATCCGTGACTGACAACCCATTCTTCACAAGCGTTTTCTGCTGCTATCAACAAATCTGAAAACTTTAGATCTTTCTTCCTTGCTTCGAATTCGATCCAACTAATATTCAACCAACAATAGAGATGGGTCAGTGATTTATAGGTCTTTTCATTGAGAAAAAACTCATCCAACAATTCTTCCAATTTTGCTCTTGTTTTCCAATCTGCTTTGATTCTTTGGCTAAATGTTTTCATATTGCTATTTTATCATAATTTTAACGTTTTAACGTTTTTAACGTTTTTAACATTTCTATATCCTTGTACTAACAATGAAATTAGAGGATTTAAGCATTATCATCTTTCCTTAATTCGTCTAATTTCTTGTTTATCAACAACATATATAAATGTTAAAAACATTAAAAACGTTAAAACTCGTTATTTTTATACATAATTAATAAAATCTATTGTAAAATATATTTTTATTTTAATATTAAAAGGAGAAAGCATGCAAAGTCCCTTAGAAAGGGCCATGGAATTAAACAACAAGTTCGGATGGAATGTAATCCCAATGCGTTCGATTATTCGAAACGCTGACGGATCCAAAAGTTCAAAAGCAATAGTTGGATGGGACAAATGGAAGTCTGAAATGTTCGATTTTTCAGAGTGGTTAGATGAATATAAAAACCTAGCTATTGTACACGGAATCATCTCGGATTTAACAATAGTTGACATCGATTCCCAAGAAGCGGCTGACACAATCCTCAATCATCTAGGTTGTAATGAAATAACAGAATTAGCCAACTACGTAGTCAAAACAGCCAAAGGTTATCAACTGTTTTATAGATACGTACCGAATACACCTCAACAACTAAATGTCCGCGAACGAATAGATTTCTTAAATGGTGGACTAAGCTTCGCAGATAGTTTAAATCCAGGATATGTAGTTCTGAAAGATGAAAAGCCAGATTTCATATCTGAAAAGCTTAAGAACTTCGTAATTGGTTTAAAAGAGACAAATCCACAAAGTAATGAGATTAAGCTCTTTAAAGATGCATTACGAGAAAACTCAGAACTCCCATACATCAAACCTTTATGCTTCCTAATCCAAGAGTTCGTCGAAGCTAAGCGACTAAGTGCCAAGATTACATTAAAACTCGAGAAAGTATTTTGTTCAGGACCAAAATATGGTAACTACAAGATCAGTGATTTCGAAAAGAATGGACAAAAGTATGATGCTATAATGTATGTAGGTGGAATCGTAGCTTCTAACCCAACAGTTGATGAAGAGTTATACAAATCGTTTTTAAAAGCCTTCTCCGAAAAAGTTTGTAAGATCGACATTAATGACTCAGTTGAACAGATGCACATTAAGAATCGAATCGCGGGTCATATGAAGATATTCTCATTTAACCCTGAGTGGAAGAAGAAATACGAAGAGCTTAATGACCCATCGATCCTCTCACATCAGATAGGAATCGAAACATGGTATGACCCTCAAGATAACCTATATCGAATCTATTATCCTAACAATAACGGTGCAATTGAAACTTATCAAAAAGAAGCTTTCGTCTATGCAATTTTAAGAGAAGCAAAGCTTATCAACCCTGAATCAGCTTTGAAACCTGCAGACATCGACGTCACTAAGATTACAAAGAGATACACAGTGTTTGAACCTTCTGAAGACCAGAGATTCTTCGAAAACGTGGAGAACGGCTTTCTAATGTTTAACACATTCGAACGAACTCCTTTACTCAAAAGAATCTTAGAAAGAAATAAATCGAAGAAAGAGCCACGAAACATTCTCAAGCTTATATCCCATCTACTACCCGTTGACGAAGAAAGATATCAATTCCTCCACTCGTTAGCTTATCACATGACTTATCTAAAATGTAGTCCTACCACTTACATCATAACAGGTAAGCCAGGCACAGGTAAAAATACCTTCCTACACGAATTGTTGAGAGTAATCTACGGAAGCTATCATCTAAAGATCGACATGGAGGAATTTACAGGCCACTTTAAAGATAGAATTGTTGGCAAACTACTAGTCTTCATCGACGAGATAACACCTGGCACAGAAGTAGAAAAAGAGTTTGCAGTTCTCCTGAAACAAATCATCGGTAACTCTCAGATTGCTCTAAGACAAATGTACAAAGGGGTTGGTGAATATAAGAATCATTCTTTAGTATTAATGGCTTCGAACTTCTACACCCCATTTAAGATATCAGGGGATAATGACCGTCGGATCAACATCGTCCAGACAAAAGACGAAAATTTAGGTGATGTGGACTTATTCGATATAAGTGCAAAAGACAACGATAAGTTTATCTCGATGCTTAAATTTGAAATACAAGACTTTGTTGACTATTTATCGCAGATACCACTTGAATCATCGGATTACTCAAAGATTATTCTCAATAAACAAAAAAGTGCTATGATTAAGGAGTCGGTACCATTAGTAAAGCAATATGGACAAGCCCTTGTCTATATTGATGTAGCCACATTGAAAGAGTTAAACAGTGAGCTTGGCGATTTCGTAGAAACAGAAGTGGTGAAAAGAGGTTCGAAACACATAACGTTAAAAGACCTAAACCATTTCTTAGGAGATAAAGCTAGACTCGTTACAAAATACATGTGTAACGAGTTGGATGTGATTAAGAAGATCGTGTCATTGGGAGATGGCCGAACAGCTGCAGCACTTATCATCAACGAAAAAGGTAATCAGCAAAATGATTTCGAAAAGTTAAAGGAGGAATTCTAATGTACTATTTTTACTACATTGGCTTTGCTTTTGGGATAAAAGACAAAATAGGGATTATTAGTAACAAAGCTCCGTTCCTAAGCTTATATCGACCCTTGGAAAACGAAGCTATTGAATCCTTCATAATGATACCGTTTGATAGTAAGGAAGAGGCTAAAGAGTTTGTTAAAACAAAAGATATAAACTTAATAAAAAACGAAATAGAAATTTACAAGGAGTTAAGATGAAATTACATGCAAAGCTGAGTTGTTCAGGTTCTGAAAAATGGCTTAATTGTCCTGGTTCTGTAAAAGCGGAAGAGAGTTATGTTGCTATTTATGGAGAGGGGAAGAGTTCGAAGTATGCCGATGAAGGAACAGCAGCTCATACTTTAGGTGAACAGTGTTTAGTTAAAGGTCATGACCCTGTTTTCTACAAAGGTCAGATGATCGGGTCATTTAAGGTCGATGATGAAATGATTGAAGCAGTTAGTCAATATGTTGAGTTTGTAAGATCGAAACAAGGAGAGAGATTTGTAGAATTGAAAATAAGTTTGGACCAGATCATCGAAAATGGATTCGGAACAGTCGACGCGGTTGTCATACAAGACCAAGACTTACATATTTTCGACTATAAACATGGTAAAGGTGTTAAAGTTAGTTCAGAAAGGAATACACAGTTAATGTTATACGCGTTAGGCGTGTGTAGGACGCGTGGATTTGAACAAATACATTTACACATAGTTCAGCCAAGGATTAACAACTTTTGCTCGTATACGCTTAGCTACAACGATCTTTACACATTTGGGGAAGAGGTTAAAATCAAAGCTGCAATGGCACTAAGTAATAATGCAAAAAGAATAGCGGGGGAAAAGCAATGTCGATGGTGTAAGGCCCGATCAACGTGTGAAGAAGCTAATAGCATTGTAATTCAAGTATCGGGGTTTCAAATATTGGAAACTGAAGAAATCAAATTCATTCTCGACAACGAAAGCTTTATCCTTGACCAAATCAAAGCTGTTAAAGAACATGCCATTCAAAACCCACCAGAAGGATATAAAGTAGTAAGGGCAAAGACACATCGGAAATGGATCGATGAGCAAAAAGTGATCGACCTATTGGGTAAAGATGTAGCTGTTAAGGTGATTGAGAAGGTGATAACACCAGCACAAGTTGAAAAACTTAAGATTAAACCGGAAGGAATAAATGAGTTGTGGTATAGCCCAGAGGGAGAACCGGTTTTAGTAAGAGATGATGATAAGAGATCTGCAATTTCAGAAGAATTTAAACAAATCTTAAATTAGATTATAATATAATAATATTGTTTATTTAGCCAATAAACAATAAAAATTAAAAGGCTGAAAGGATACAAGATGTCAAAGATTATGTTAACAAACGTGAGACTTTCGTTTCCGTCATTGTTTAAGAAATCGAGTTTCGATGGTAAAGAAGGGAAATACGAAGCAACATTCCTATTACCCAAAAAAGACATAGCTACTTACAAAGCTATCAATGAAGCAATCGAAGCAGCAATTAGTGAAGCTAAGGTTAAAATCCCTGCTGACAAGCGATTCATTAAAGATGGTGATTCCATTGAGTATGATGGATTTGCTGATTGTTGGGCAATCAAAGCTGGTAACTCTACAAGACCTCTTGTTATCAATCGTGATCGATCACCTATCACCGAAGATGATGAGATCGTTTATGCTGGTTGCTATGTTAATGCTCAAATTGGGGTTTGGATTCAGAACAACCAATATGGAAAACGTGTTAACGCTAACTTGTATGGTGTTCAATTCGTCAAAAACGGTGAACCTTTTGGAACAAAAGCTGTAGCAGAGGTTGAAGATTTCGAAGAGGTGGAAGGAGACTTTTAATGAAAAGAATAGTCTTTGACTGCGAGGTTTATCCAAACTTCTTTCTAGCAAGTTTCAAAGATATCGATTCAGAAAAAGTTGTTCCAATCTTTACAAAGGAAGAGAGTTCGCTCTCTTCCAAAGATAAACAACGCATTGTTAAAATAATGAGAGAAAATTTACTCGTTGGTTTTAACAGTAGTAAATTCGATATCCCGATTTTATTCGCTGCAATAAGTGGCTACACAACCCAAGAAATCTCCGTATTATCCAACTCGATCATCAATTCTGAAAAACCAGGATGGTTAACCGTTAAAGAAAATAATCTCGACACATTTCCTATAACCCATTGCGATCTGATCGAGGTTGCTCCGGGTGTTGCTGTTTCTCTAAAACTATACGGGGCAAGACTCAATTGTCATAATCTTCAGGATTTACCAATTGAGCCAAACCAGTTGTTAACTGAAGATGAAAAACAACAGATCATAGACTACTGTGAAAACGACTTAATAACGACGGAAGCGTTGTTTCGTGCTATTGAACCTCAGATCGATCTTCGTAAGAAGCTATCCATTGACTATGCTATTGACTTATTGTCTAAGTCCGATGCACAAATAGCCGAAACAGTTATACTGAAGAAGATAGATAAGAATGTAGCAAAAGTAAGTTTGAGGAAAGATTATAGTTGCTATTATCGACCACCTCGATACATCCACTTCAAAACACCAGAGTTAAAAGAATTAGTTGAGAAGATAAAGACTGTTGAATTTAGTTTATCCGAAAACGGATCTGTTAAACTACCAACTTTTCTAAGTTTGAAAAAGATAAAAATTGGGAAAATGGTTTATAAGATCGGAATAGGCGGATTACACAGTACTGAAAAAAATCAATATTATGTTGAGGATAATGAATACGTTTTGATTGATAAGGACGTGACAAGCTACTATCCATCGATCATTATCAATGATCGGCTTTATCCTTCCCATATTGGACCAGTATTCTTAAATGTGTATGAGGAGATAGTTAAAGAGAGAGTGAAGGCGAAAAGAACGGGGGACAAAGTTAAAAACGAAAGTCTTAAAATCGTTATTAACTCTGCTTTTGGTAAACTCGGATCCAAATACTCAAAGCTTTATGCCCCAGACTTGATGCTACAAGTAACACTAACTGGACAATTGGCTTTGTTAATGCTGATCGAAAGATTAGAATTGATGGGTATTAATGTGATAAGTGCCAATACGGACGGCTTTGTTTCTTATGTACCAAAAGAAAGATTAAGCGAATATGAAAACAAGTGTAGTCAATGGGAAAAATTGACAGGATTTAATCTCGAAGCAACTAACTATCAAGGTCTATTCTCACGAGATGTCAACAACTATTTTGCTATTACAAATGGGAAGATTAAAACAAAGGGTATTTTTGCTGAAACAGGATTACGTAAAAATAATCAAGCATCAGTAATCGTAAAATCAGTATTGTCACACTTTGTTAATGGTACTAACATTGAAGAATACATCGAGAAAGAAGATGACATTAAAGAGTTTTTGATGTCAAGAAGTGTAACAGGAGGAGCGGTTTGGAAAGATCGATACCTCGGACGTGTTGTTCGATGGTATTTTTCAAAAGATGGTGAAAACATTTTCTATAAAAAGAACGGGAACAGGGTTCCTGATACAGATAACGCTATACCTTTAATGACTTTACAACAAGTAAATGATGTTGATAAATCGAAATACATTCAAAAAGCCTACGAGATTAAAGACTCTTTAAAGATAGGTATATTATAATGATGAAAATTTAAGGAGGACAACATGACTTTTAAAGAAAAGGTTTACCAGATTCTTGGTACAAAACAAATGACCATCAGTGAGATCGTCGATCAACTTATCATCGGAGGTGATATGAGAGATCGAAAGTTTCTAACAATAAGCATTAATTCCGCAATGAGAAAATGGACAGAGTTAATCATTAACAAAGATGGTAAAAAGACATTAAGTCTTGTCTCAGGACCAACAGTTACTTTTGTAAAAGGTTTAAATGTACTTAGAGGAACGATCGTTGGAACAAAAGGCTTTTTAACCCTCGTTAAAGACGGCGAAGGAAAAATACATCAAGTAAGAAGCGAAGGATTAAAGCATGACTGATAGTGAAATCATAATGATTGTTTACACAGGTTATTCAACAAAAGGGAAGACAAGTTTGAATACTTATTTAAAAGCTTTAACTGAACAACGTTTACGAGGATTAAAATCGAGCGTAGTTTTTCCAAATCTATTTAAGGATAAATAAATGTCAAAGTATTGTAATGTGGTAACTAAAATGGAATGGCTATCAACAAAGGACAAAGATTCTTCTTATCATTGTTCATGCAAATATTGCACTGAGGGTAAATTCCTAGGCGAAATATTTAACGTCGAGCAAAATAAGTACTACAGCCAAAACGCAAGAAAAAGCTATTATCCCAAAGCGGATAATGTAAATTTTCCTCATAATAACCCCGGACAATGGGCCGGATATCGATTTGCAATTCAAAATCTTACTAACCCAGGGGATATTGTTTTCGATCCAACCGTAGGTACAGGTACTGCAATCGTTGAAGCTGAAAATAACGAAAGAATAGGAATCGGGGTTGAACTGGAGTTTCCAGAAACTACAAAGTATTTTTGTGAGGGTAGAGGCGAGATCCATTCGGCCAATGCTTTAGAGATTGACCCCGAAACGATATTCAAAAATAGAAAAGCTAAATTAATTATAAATGGCACGCCTTATCCAAGTTTAGCATCAATTAGTTCTGATGCACCTTATGTTGGAAAAGAACAAAATCACTATGGTGACTACAGAGATGTAAACAACATAGGGAAATGGAAGGAAGAGTTATATAAAAAAGAAATACATAGTCTTTATACTCGTTTTATTCCCTATCTAGAAGACGGTGGGTTTTTATGTATTATTATTAAAGACCCAACTCAAAAGTTTGAACCATATAATCTGCATAAGATTATTGTTGATTCAATTCTAAAACATAATCCAAACATGAATCATTATGGTTCGTTTATCCATCGACATATACCTACTACTTTTTTCATGAACACTTATGAAACAATTACAGGAAGAAAATTAAAAGTGTATCATCAAACTGGAATCGTTTTACAAAAGAGTTTCAAATGAAAAGATTAATGGAAATAGCCGAGGTCTTATCAAAAGAATCTTATGCAAATAGGAATAAGGTTGGAGCCGTTTTATCTAAAGATAATCGCATTATCTCAACTGGATACAACGGTACACCATCCGGTATGAATAATCAATGCGAGGACAACGAGAGTAAGACTCATTGGTTTGTTCTTCATGCTGAAGCAAACGCGATTTTATTTGCTGCAAAACATGGGATTAAGACCGACGGAGCATCATTACATGTAACAATGTCGCCTTGTAGAGAATGTTCAAAGTTGATATTACAAGCAGGTATAAAAGAGGTTTACTATCATGATGAATACCGCGATAGTTCGGGTATCGATTTTTTAAAAGAAAACAACATAAAGGTTGAAAAATGTTAGAACAATTACAAGAAGAACGTGGATCGATTTATGGTTCGTATGCCAAACACGCTGAATCAGTAGAACAAATCATAGTTGTTTTAAAAAGTGTAAACTTTCATAAAAACGGTTCAATCATTTTTCCTGATGGTTTTGAAACAACACTTTTCTATACTGTCTCAAAATTAGTTAGATTAGCTGCTACCCCCGATCATCTTGATTCGGCTATCGATTTAGCTAGTTATGCCGATCTTTATGCTAAACATTTCCTCCAAAGTAAAAAACATGACTAAGGAAAGATGTATCGAGATTTATAAGATACTTAACAGTAGGGGATTCAAAAGTCAAGAAGAGATCGATGAGTATCAGAAGATAAAGTTGAGATACAAAGAATTGGGGGGTAAAGATTTACCAAAAATAAATGAAAAGGTTAAAAGATGAAAGGCGAAACAGCTTTATTAAAACTCAGAAATGCTTTGTATTTTAACGGCGAAAAAGTTAAAAGTCAAAACTGGCAGGGTGATACAAGTGGACATGATTTTATCGAGTTATTAAACTATCGAATTGAATTTGATTTATGTGATTCTGTTTCGTTAGCTGCTCAAAATTTCAAACCGAATCAGCCTTGGGCTAATCAACACTTCGAAGAAAGAGTGTCGGGGATTCCTATGAATCCTCCTCCTTCTCACAAACTATGGTTATCCAAAACCGAGGAATATTTAGTAGACGGTAGATTCTCACATAGTTATCCCGAAAGAATGTGGTCTTCCGAAATCGAAGGGCATAAAGGTATTCGTTATCCAATAGGTAATTTACTAAACATTGTTGAAATTTTAAATAAGGATAAACACAGCCGTCAAGCTTATTTACCTATCTTTTTCCCGGAAGATTTAACTGCTGCGTGTTTAGACGAGAGGATACCGTGCACTTTAGGTTGGCATTTTATTATTCGAAACAACGAGTTAAATATGTTTTATCCGATGAGAAGCGTGGATGTGATCCGACATATTCATAATGATTTCTATCTAGCAAATCGATTAACCTTATGGGTTAGAGATCGACTTAACGAAAAAGTTAAAATGGGAAAACTTAATTTTTTCGCTGTATCGCTTCATTGTTTTGAGAACGATAGATATACTTTAAAAAAAATAATAGGAGCTTAAATGTGTGGTATTTATTTAGGTCGAAAGAATTCTTATAATGGAAAATTAAAGCATAGAGGGATTAAAACTTATCTTAAAAACAACAAGGTTTATGACATTTATCATGAGCATTTACCTATTCAATCTGTTTTAGGTTTTAATCCTATTCTTGAGATTGATGACATGATTATTCTTTTCAATGGAGAATTGTTCGCCGACGATTACGACAATGACTTAAACTTTATTAAAGACCTTTTTTCATCTACTCCTTTCAATTTAGCTATTGAAACAATTTTTCATACTGATGGGTTTTACAGTTTCATTATTATAAAAGGAACAAAGATCTATGCTTTTACGGATCCGTTAGGTAAAAAGCAGCTTTATTATTCCCATCAAGGAATCGGGTCTGAACTCCGGGTTTTTCATGATCGAAAAGTTGATTTAATAACTTTGTCTAATATCGAAAAGTTCGGATATAATCACGATCATCGAACTGTGTTATCGGATGTTAAAAGAATTGTTCCTAACTCTGTTTACGTCTTTGATAAAGCTTTTCACATTGTATCGGTTATCGAAGATCTTTACATCTTTACCCCTAAGAAGGGGCATCTATACGATTTAATCGACAAAGCCGTTAAAAACCGATGTAAAAGTAAAGTTGACAAAGCTTTGCTCCTTAGTGGTGGCTTAGATAGTTCGATTGTTTTTCATCATATCGATGAAAAAATCCAAACCTATTGTGTTGACAATGGTTCGGATCTTGACTATGCTCGTTTGATCGATCAAAATGTAGAATCGATTAGCCTCGATATTAATAACGAAGCTTTAAAAGCTATGGAAATGCCAATTGACCTTGGCAGTATGTATCCGCAATTTTCTTTGTTTTCAAAAATTAAAGAAACCGTTGTACTTAGTGGTGATGGAGCTGACGAAGCTTTTGGTGGATACAAAAGACAACATCAATACGATGCTCAATATTCAGACATATTTTGTGAAATTCCTTACTATCATAATCTTCGTCTCGATAGGATGAGTATGTTCTTCACTAAGGAGTTACGATCCCCATTCCTTAGTTTACCCGTGATCGAATTTTCTTTAACTTTAAGTCACAAAGAACGGATCGAAAAGAAATTTTTAAGAGAATTATATTATAATGTTTTACCAAAAGAAATTATTGAAAGATCGAAAGAAGCATTAAAAATAGAGGAGATCCGTACGGATCCAATTGAACAAAGAAAAAAATTAATAAAGGAATGGATGAATGAAAACTTTAGATGAAACAAACGAACTAGTTAGAGTTTGGGCTTACGAAAGAAAAATAACGATTAATGGTAATCCGGTAACTCAATTGGGTAAATTGTTTGAAGAAGGAGGGGAACTTGCTTCTGGTATTCTTAAACATAAGAAAGATTTGATTAAAGATAGTGTGGGGGATATGCTTGTGGTGTTGAGTGGCATTTGTGAACTCGAGGGTTTGACAATGAGGGAATGTTACGAAGCCGCTTACGAAGAGATTAAAGATCGAAAAGGTTATCTTGATTCGAACGGTAACTTTATTAAAGAGAGTGATTACAAATGAAACCGTTGAAACATCAGATCGAAAAAAGTGAGGAGGTTTATTCTAAATTTGTTCGTTTTGGTATTGTTTATTTAGCAGGACAAGTTAGATCGGGAAAAACGTTAACAGCAATACTAGTGGCTAATAGGTCCGATGCTAAAAAAGTATTAGTGTTAACCAAAAAAGCTGCAATTCCTGGATGGAATCTTTTTAAAGATAACATGACCAAAACTTTTGTTGTAACAAATTATGAACAAATAAATAGAGTTGATTCAGATTTTGATTTGGTTATTCTTGACGAAGCCCATAATCTTGGATGTGTCGGAAAGCCTAGTCAAAGAGTTAAGGATATTAGAAAGAAATGTTATAACAAACAATTAATCCTATTGTCCGGTACTCCCTCCGCAGAAACTAAAGCGTCACTGTATCATCAGATGTGTATTTCAAAGCATAGTCCTTTCGATGAGTTTAAGAACTTCTATAAGTGGTTTGCAAAGTATGGAATACCAACAGAACAATGGATTGCTTCTCGTCGAATCAATCTATATAATTTAACAAAAAAAGAATTAGACGCGGTGATCGAACCTTATTTTGTTGTAATGACCCAGGAAGATGCAGGCATAACAACTAAATCCGAAGACGTTGTTCATTATGTAAAGCTTAACCAAACAACTAAGGAAAGATATAACCAGTTATTAAAAACGGGGGTACTTGGTGATATCGTTTGTGACAGTATTATGAAACTTAGGATGACCCTACATCAACTAGAAACGGGGGAAGAAAAGTTTGAATACATCAACTCAAACTTCAACGGCAAAGTTGCAGTAATGAGTCATTTTATCGACGAAAGAGAGCGCCTAGCAAAGTTTTGCCAACATGTCGACATCTATAGTTCAAATCGCCATGCTGAGGGGGTCGATCTTAGCCGCTACGACCATTTCGTAATCTTGTCAGGGGATTACTCAGGGTCCAAGTTTATTCAGCGTCGCGAGCGTAACGTAAACATTAATAATACAAAGGTAGCTATTGTCCACCATTTATTGGTTAAGAATGCGATCAGTGAACAGGTTTACTTAAGTGTATCGAGTAAGAAGGATTTTAATAATCAAGTCTTTGAAAGAATAGAATTATGAAAGAACAAACAATTCAATCTTCGATTATTAAATATCTTGAATCCAAAGGATGTTATGTTGTAAAGGTTATAAGTGCTAACAAAACAGGAGTTCCCGATTTACTTTGTTGTATAAATGGAAGATTTATAGGAATTGAAGTAAAAACAAATAAAGGAATCGTCTCATCGTTACAAAGAGTTCATATAGAAAGAATAAATAAGGCGGAAGGATTGGCTTTCGTATGTCGGAGTGTTGAAGAATTAAAAAAACAAACAGAGGAGTTATTATGACACCAAAAGAAATTATGGAGCATTTGATTGATTCAGGATTTAGTAAATATAAAATTGCAAAGGTTATGAGAATGCATCCGATCATGGTCGATAATCTTTTAATTGAAAAAGTTAAAACGATTAGAAAAGAAGCAGCTACAAATCTGAAAACTAAGTTTAATGTGGAAGTCGAGGATAGATACATAAACGGGATGGAAAGAAAACAGCTAATCTTTAATTTCTAAATGTTAGCTTAAAGATAGGTATATTATAATGCTTCTATCAAAACAAAAAGGAGCCTCAAATGATTATCGAAAACTTTTCTAAACGGTTCACAAAAAACTGTCATAAATGTAAATACATGGTACTAGACGAAGACATAAACGATATGCTTTGTCTTATGAATGACGGTGCTACTTGTAATATAACAGCTATGGAACTGTATGTCGAAGATGTGCTGGACTGTGACGCTTTTGTTGAAGGTTCAAATGACTTTGATAAAGATCTTGATTCAAAACATTATATGAGATACGGAGAAGACAGATGAAACTATTACAATTAAAACTAAAAAGACTCTGGGTGGTTTATTCCACCCGTATTGCTATCGACTTTGAAAGGAGTATAAAATGAAAACAATATCACAAATAGTTAAAATGTTTGAGGCAGGAACAGTAAAAAAAGACGAAATATATGAAATAGAGGTTGGTGACTTGGTTAGAATTTACAAAGCTCATCAGAGGGCATTAAACGATAAACTAGCCCTTGAAGCAAGGATTGCAGCGTTTGAGATTGTTGAACGTAAAGAAAGAGTTATTTATGGGTGATTACACTTTACCTCTAATAGGCCTTGGCTTGATCGTTCTTGCCAATGCCTTACAAGGGTGGTGGGGATGATTTGTAAAATGTGCATGAAAGAATTTACACCTAAAGGTTCTCATGTCACATGCTCCAAAACTTGTAGCTTAGAGAACAAAAGACAATCCCGTAGAAGAAGTTGGTGTAAGAATAAGCCAGATAGATACAGCGAAAGAATACGCTTAAAAATGTGGCGAATCAAACAAAGGGTTTTAAGGAGACATAATGAGTCCACAAACAGAAGCAGTCTATGACTACATGATAGAACGAG